TGGCATCTTCCATGCCAGCGACTCTTAGTTTAACAATGTTTGTGAGATGCCATTGTTTTTGATCAAGTGCTTTGATCACACCCAACCATTTGTTTCTCAGGAGTGCCCATTCGTTGACGATGGCTTCAAAGTCACAGACTTCATCTTCGCCTTCTGCATATTTTTCAGCATCACGTGATGTCAAAGCACGTTGGTAGTTTTCTAAATATTTTTTATAGTGTTTAGTTCTCAGTCTACGATGTTGTATTTCCAAATGTTTCAGTATGCCTTCAACTTCTTGCAACTGTCTGAAACGTTCTTCTACAACTCCAGGCATTGATGCTGACTGTTTTTCAATATTGCCATGCAATTTAACTTCTTGAGATGCGTTCGTTAGTTCATTCTCGAAATGCTGGATAGCGTCGGGGATTTTAGAATAGTCTTGTGATACTAAAGAGAACCAGTTCATTAATCTTCATATTCTTCTTCGTCGATCATCAGTTTTATTGCTTCATCTAATTCGTCATCATGTCCCATTAGTTCACGCAATTCTTCTTCATCAACACCATTATCTGAAATAATATCTACAAATTTATTGGCAACGATGCCTTTATCCTTCGAAGGCACGTATGCCTTTACAAGACTCCAAACATCAATTAGCATCTGATTCTCCATTTTCTTCGTCAATAACAGTATTTTCGACTGGCTCCTTTATAACTTGGTTACTTACCTCTTGCATGACAATTTCTAAATTGTCTTTGCCCCAGGCTTTTCTGTAATCAAGTAATTCTTTTCCATCTACTGTTATGTATTTCAAACGGTTGCCTTGCTGTGTGATTAGGCCTTTTTTCTCAAAAAGATCTAACAGTCCAGAATATGGATCTAACCCCGTGTCGTATGGAATTTTTAATTGTACTCCTTCGAAAGGTTTAGCAAATCTTGTTTTCATCACTTTACATGCAGATCTTATACCACGCACTTCTGTAATTTTATTACCGGATTCATCTTCTTTGAGTTTTAATTTTTTCATTGCAACCACAATACTTGATGCATATACAAATCCTTGTCCACCTGATATTTTATCATCTGGATTAAACATGTCTTGTGATGCATATGTGTGGTTAGTACATACCATGCCAACGTTGTATGAACCAAACATGTTTACACAGTTTCTTACAAGTGATGTAAGAGCCTTAGGCTTTCTACCTAAATCACCCTTCATGTCTCCTTTATTAAACTGATCTACATCAGTAGGAGTCATCATCATACCTAGTGAATCCAGTACAAATAATACTTTGGGTCTATCTGCGGGATCTTTGTCGCCATAATCTGTTTTGTATTCTTTAATAAAATTAGATATTGTTTTTGCAACATCATCTACCATGCTCATACCTAGTCTTAAAAGTTTGTCTTCTGTGGTTTCAACACCTAACGCTTTGAGCCATGCTTCATCTAGTGCATTTTCTGAATCAATCAGTATTACAAATATGCCTTGTTTTTGTGCTTCTCGAATAATATTGCCTGAGCAAATGTAAGACTTGCCAGATCCTGACTCGCCTGCAAACACTGTTACTTTACCAAGCGGAATTCCTTTGTAAAAATCACCAGATATCAAATAGTTTAGTGCATGATTGCCTGTAGACACCCAATCTGTTGGATCATTAAATCCTACACCTAATCCTTCAATTGATTTTGTTACGCTCTTTCTAAATTTTGTTACATCAAACGGTTTAACCATAATTTTTCTACCTCATCCTTATTATATGTTCAAATTAAAATTGTGTCAATAGGGGGGATTGCTCCCCCCAAGATATATTAGTTTTTTTGTCTTGCACGGATCATTGCAAGTATGTCTTCTGCTTTTGAAGATGCACCTGATTCTGCTGGTGCTGGTTGAGGGGCCGGCTCAGTTGGTTGTGGAGTCGGCTCTGCTACAACTGGTTGTGGTTGTGATTGTGTTGCTGGAGCAACCACAGGAGTTTCTAATGCTACTGTGCCACTGCCTGTTGCAGGCGCTTTGAATCCACCTGGACGGAAATACTGACTGTATTTGTCAGCATCATAAGGCTCACCATCCACTGATGCTCTGAACATTTCTTCCATAACTTTGATCTCTACCTCAGTTGGTTTCTTTGGAAGATAATCGCCTAAGTTATGCAAACCATGAGTATCAATGATACCCTGTTGTTCTGCTGTCAATGGAGAAGTCTTTCTTGACCACTTTGATGTTGAATAATCAGCATAACCACCTTTGGTAGTTTTGTTGATTCTAAAGTCAACACCTCTTGTGAAGTCAGTTGGCAGATCTTCCATTTCTGGATCCATTAATGCACTTTTAATGATATTAAAGATTTGTGGACCAATAATAAAACGTCTTATTGGATTGGTTGGAGTTGCATCTTCTTGTAATGGTGAAGTTACTACAAATCCTTGAAACACATAAGAACGTTTCTTCCAATACTTTCTACCTAAGTCTTCTAATGATTTGTCTTTAAACCATTGTCTTACTTCTGCAAGTATAGGACATGCTTCGTTGTACATTTCCATACAAGGAACTTGTACTTGTACTGGTCCAGATGAAGCATCACCTTTGACTGAATTGAATGGTAATTTAATCATTGCTCTTTCAGTCCAAAAGAATGTGTTGTTTTGATCTTTATCGGGTAAAAATCTAAGCACTGCTTCTGAATTTTCTGGAATGTTCCAGTGTGGATATATTGCATTGTCGCCACCGCCTTCGCCTGAAGGTTTCGATGTCTGAGCCTGCAATTTGGCTCTTATTTCTGCTAGTGTTGCCATAATGTTAGCCTCCTTTGTTGCCTAGTGTGTATCACTATATCTGTATTATATACAGAAACTGTTTAAAGAGTCAATCTATTTTTTGAAGGGGTCGTGGTATTCAGATTTGGTAATGTTTTCGTCTTCTAGTACAACGTTCAATGCCTCTGTTTGTGCCAACGCCCATGCTTCAAATTGCTCGGACTCATCTTTGTATTTTCTCTTGTATTGTGTTGCTAATTTGCCTTTTTCTATATCTTTGCCTTTAATGTTCTTGAATGCTTTTATATCTTCTGGTGATTTTCTTACTTCGTCTTTGTAGTCGTCGTCAGCCGCAATCTTTTTCATATCTGTCAGATATTTGTTTGCAAGTTTAATTGCTGTGCCTTTGAGTGCTTTCATCTGTGGATTTGGTTTTGCAAACAATTCGCCACTCATTGATAGTTGCTGTTCCATGTCGGAGGCAAAATTTGCAATTGCATCATCTTCTGGATTGGCTGAAAGGAATCTTCCTGCAATATCTCTCATAATAGTACCAAGTTTTGCTTCTGTGTCTTTCTGCTGTCTTCTTAGATTGTTTTGAAAAGAATCGTATGAGTCATCTTTTTTAAGTATTAATCTTGAATCCGCATTGTTTAGGAAGTCATTTACGTATGGCATAAATCTTGAAGCAGTATCGCCTTGTTTCATTATCTCTGTTCTGTCATCATCTTCATCATCTTTTTTAAATTCTGGAAGCAATTTGAAAGCACTAAGAATTGAATCATCAAATGTTTCTTTAGTAAACATTTTTGTTAATTCGTCGATGTGTGTGTCTGATACTTCTGTTACATCTGTATCTAACAAACTTATTGCATTTTCATACGATTTTTGTCCTGCAAGTTTATGCAGTGTTGACTTGGCGGCTTTAATTTTGCTGTTTGCCGCTTCTAGATATGGTTCTGAATTTTCATCAATCATACCTTGTCGCACAGCGTAGTTCGTAAACTTTCTAAGATTGGCAATTTCTTCAACTTTTTGCACAATCGATTCACCAATTGCATCATATGGATTACCACCTTTTGCTACATGCATCTGCATTGCTCTTGCACCTTGGAGATAATTGTAAGGAAAACGAAATCTTTCTCCTTGTGCGTTTTCTATGAATATTACATCAATGTTTCTTGATCGTGCACCTAGCACTGATTCATCCACTGGCTTAGAGTGTCTAATAATCATTCTTGTTTTGTCTAATTTATTGTAAGATGTTTTTGATGTTCCGTGCATGTTGCTTTCCTGTACTGTATTTACTTGAGATAGGAATTCGAAGTCCCCTTGTTCTAGATCTAATTTTTCAATGTCTTGTGGCTTAAATCCTAGGTTATGTGCCACTGCAAATTCTTTCATTGTACGTGCAAAATTATACCAATTCTGCTCTTCTGTTTCATCGACTGAATCTGTAATATTTTTGTTATAAATGAGTCTTAAATTTTCTTCATCTATAGCAATAGACACAGGATTCTCGTTCCAGTTGAACTTGAAAAAACGTGCTTCATCAGGATTTACTGTGGTTGACGCATTTTCATCACCTAAAGTAATGTTTGCGTAACGTGATTTGATCTCATCAAAGAGATCGTTTGCTATAAGTGTAAGATCCATCGCTGTATTTATTGTGTTTATTAAGATGAAGATATGAATATAGGCATAGGCATGGTCATTTCTGTATCAGAATCACGTAATCTTTCAAAAACTTTCTGATCCCAAGCGGCTATAGTGCCTGCCATACGCACAATCAGTATAGTACTCATGACTAAATCGTCATTTTCACCGGGTTTGGCTTTAAATGTATTGCCTGCAGCCACAAAGTTTTTAAGTTCTGAAACAAGATTTTTACTTTTAATTGTAAGTGCATCGGTTTCAACCATCTGTTTAAGTTTTGCACATGCGGCCATTTTGCTGTTATGTGTTGTGTTGTATCCTTTTCTAAATGCTCTTACATGCCCTTTCCTTACAGTTTCACTTAGTAGCACACCAGGAATGTTTTCTTCGCCTATATCTGATATCGCTACAAGTCCTGCTTCACCTAGAGTGTTGTTTTCTATGGAGTAATATATGCTTGTAGGTTCATTTGTTTTCTCGACAATCTGCTCTAGTATCTGTTTCAAGATTCTAATTTGGCCTTGTATAGGAGTTGCATTGTGTTGCCACTCTGCAACCTGTTTCATTTCCGGCACTTGATATACTTGAATTGCGGCATTGTCGCCACCAGTGCCTAATGATGGGTCTAGGGCAACCAAATACGCTTTGTTTTTCTTTACTGTGTCATACCATCGTACATGTCCATGTCTTTCTTGTGGATCTATGCCTTCTAGTTCAGCAAGTTTGATTGGTTTTATAAGAGTTTCATCGTAAATTAAAAATTCACAGTCATGTTCTCTTCTAAATCTTTCTTCGCCAATTCTTGCACGTTCCTCTTTTGCCCATTTTTCTGTTCTGTCTGGATGTTCTTGCCAAGATGCACGGAATGCCGCAAATCCGTTTTTGCCTACTGCTAATTCATTGCCATATTCATCTTGTTTCTTGTTTGCTTCTTTCCATATGAGTGCAAATTGATCTTCATCTGAATTGGGTGTGGAAGTTATAATACATTTTCCGCCTGTTGCTAGTGTTGGAGCAAGTGATGTCCAAAACTCTCTGGCTTTGTTTGGAGGATTAACAAATGCAAACTCATCACAGTATATCACAGACAGTGACATACCTCTACCAGTATTTTCTGTTGTAGTGGTTGCTTTTATACGTGAGCCATTATCAAACTCCAGTGTGTTTCTGTTGTATGAATAGGCACCTGCTCTTATAAAATCAGGCAGTGCTTCATATGTAAATCTTACTCTGTTCATGATATCTTGTGCGCCTGTAAATTTATGAGCCGCAATCAGTATCTGTGAGTCTGGCACAAACATTGCATACCAAACAAGATAAGCGGCCGCACATGTTGTTTTGCCTGTTTGTCTTGGTAACATTGCAATAGCAAATCTATTATTATGATACGTTTCTACTAGACCTTCTTGATACTTAAACATTTCAAATGCCATTGATCCTTTGGTAGGATGTTGAATCATACAATAGTTCTTCATAAAATAAATTGGCCCTGTCTTAGGGTTCATGCACTTATTCAATTCAAGGATCTGTTCGTTGGAAAACTTTACCTTAGAGTGTGCTTTTTTGGTGAGATTACCTTGTAGACTCTGTGCCATAACAATATTTACAGTAGATTATTTTTACTTCTTTGGAAGTGAAGATGCTGATCCGTTTTCAATACCAGTTCCTGTGTGTATAGGACTTTTGTTCTTGTCATCTTCTGGCATTGTGTATGCTTCGCCTTTTGCACCTTCTGGCTTAACATCTTCGTTGCGTGTTTTCATTAATTCTTTGAACATATTCATGTTGTACTCATCACCAAACAATGTTCCCACTGCATCGGGTGCGTCTTTAAATTCTAAATCATATAATCTTGCCGCATCTGGTGTTTCGACTGGTATTTCTGTTTGATCAGTTGGGTGCTTAACTTTGATATGATCCTGTGCCATACCAAATTTTTCTGCCAGTACTTGCTCTAGCATTTGGAAACCAACCGGGTAAGAACATTCCACATCATAAATTGTTACTTCTTGATTTTTGAGTCTTGGAAATTCATGTGGGTGTTCTTGTATTGGTGTTGCACCAACTTTTTTAACACTAATTGTTTCATACTTGGACATGCAATCTTTAAGACCGGCATCAAATGCTTCTGGCAGATCGCCAGCAATCTTAATTCTAACTGCGTAAACTTTGTTTGATTCTGATAAAAATTCTTTAAATGTTTTCATTGCGTTTTATTTATCGTCTTTGCTATTAGCAAGTATCTGTTTTATCAATTCATTACGATCTGCTAACACAGAGCCAGTGCCAGTCACTACTTCGTCATCGCCGGTATTTTGATCTAATTTTGCTTTTTTTAACTGTAATTCAATCATTTTTAACTTCTTATCTATCTTGGTATTCTTAGCACTGATGGCATTTTGCATCATTGATGAAGCAACTTCCATTATTCTGCCTGCTAATCTTGGTTCTATGTTCATGCCTAAATCCATTAGATCTTTGTAAGTTTGAAAGGATTCTTCAGCGTACTTGTCTATTTCGTTATCATCTTGTAAACCGTCGACCTGCGGCAGAGCGGCATCTATTTTGTCTAGTCCAACTTTTTGTTGTATTAAATCCAATGCTTCTACATCGTCTTTGCTTTCCTGCTCTTTTTGTAATTTCTCGCCCATTGATTCAGCAGTGTCAGTTGGTTCTAAGTCAAACATTTCTTCTAATTTTTTAGTCATGCAGTCTATTTAAAGATATCAGACTCAGTAATTACACGAAAACGAATGCCTTTGCCTTTGGCCCATTTGTTTGCGGCTTCCCATTTGGCACGATTAACTATGTATGCGGCTTGGTTCTGTCTGTTCTTGCCCACAGATTCAAACTTGGCTTGATTGTTTGGTTTAACTTCGATTAATTCGGCTACCCGCTGTTTCTTAGCACTGTCATACACCACAAGAAAGTCTGGCACATATATTGTGTTCTTTCCTGTTAGTGGATTGCGATAAGGAATCTGTATTGATTCTGATGCCCAATTTACGATACCTGGATTGTTATCACAAAATCTCATAAATGCCCACTCCCAAGAAGATCTATATCTCGGAGTTTTCTTCCCAATATACTTGTCTGGATTAGCAGGCTTATACAGTCCTTGTGACCATCTATTCATGTTAAGCCTTTATGTTACGACTGATGTGATCCACTGTAGAACGTGCTGATTTGTATCCAAGCACAGAAGTTTTGTATCTTTTTGCATTTAAAATTTCAGCAACTAATTGAGATAGCACAATTGGTGTTGATGGACGTAAAGAATCTAACACTTGGAAAATTGGTACATTGTCTATTTTTGATTGTCTTAACAATATATAACTCAATGATTGAGCGGCTTGATCAGTGTACCCTTTGCCGGTAAAAAATCCAATGACTGCATCATATTCAGATGCGTTAAATTCTAAACGTTCATCAGTAATGCCTTCTAAGAATTCGACAATGGCTCTACTATCAGTGGCTGGATTAACACCAAGATTACTGATAAGTTGAGCACCATTAGATCCACTTGAAGATGAATTAGATGCGTATGCCATTATGCTGTCTCCACTATTTTGTTGTATGTGTCTTTGTCAACAGTGTAATCAATCACACCGTCTTGTGTTAATTTTTTTGCATCATTAGCCGCACTGTCTAGATATGTCTGTTTTTCTGTTGTGCTTAATTTTGTCCATTCAGTTTCGATATCATTTACGTCAATCTGTTTATCGTTTTTGAAAGAAACATATTTTGCAACTTTGGTGTTTGCATTATTGTTACCTGCTAAAAATACAGATACTTGAGAAGGTGATAAAACTATTTCACCGTTAACCTCTTTATATTTTGCAGGTTTGTTTGCGGTCACTGTGCCATACTGCTTAGATCTAATTTTTGCACTTTCTGATTTTTTTCTTATATTGTTAGGAAACACAACTCCAGGTTTGGATGTGGCACCTAAATTGTTATATCCTGCTCTCACAGCATCTTTGGCCACCCCAATAATTTCTTCTTGTGCGCCTCTGGTGGCTCTGCCTGATTTGATCTTTTCATATGTTGTTGCGGCTG